GATTTATTACCTAATAAACATCCAAAATCAAGTAAAAAATAATGATAGGAAAGAAAATCAAAGCTACACCAAGTTACTCTTCACCTAAAGGTGGTAGTAGAGGTTGTCTTTGTAAAGACGGTAGAACATACTCAAGTAAATGTTGTGATGGTTCATTACAAGCTCAAGGAGTTGGAAGTGTTACAAAATCAACAACAACTTATTATTATAAATTACAGAAGTGTGGGCATAGTTCACAAAAAGAAATTTACATAGAGGGTGTTGAATTAACAGTAAATAATATCTATTATTTTGATTTTGCTAATGGTAATCATAATGGATGTTACACTGTTACACATACAAGAACATCAGGAGACCAAAAAGTAAATTCAGTTGTAGCTTACAATGATTGTGATGACTGTATAGCAGCAAACTAAAAATACAACACTTTAATTTAAATCAGTAATAATTATAAACATCAATTTTTATGAAAGCAACAGAAATCGTTTCTAAACTAAAGGACGTGCTTTTGTCTTCAACTGAAGAGGTGGAAACTCAAGAAGCTGTACAACAAGAAGTGCAGGAAGATGTACAAGAAGAAGTACAACTTGAGGCTGCCACTGAAGAAGTTACAGAAGAAGAGGTACAGTTAGAGGAAGCTCCTGAAGTGGAGGCTTCTGAAGAGGTTGAGGCTATGGAGCCTAAATCTGAAATGTCTTATGCCACTAAAGAAGAGTTAGCGGAAGTTAAGGCAATGGTCGAAAAACTAATGGGTCAATTAGAGGCTAAAGAAGAATCTAAGCAAGAAGTTCCTCAAGAACTATCTGCTGATGAAGCTCCTTTAACTCACAGCCCAGAGAACGCAACAGAGACTAAAAATTTACATTTATATTCTCAAAACGCACCTGCAACTACTCTTGATAGGGTTTTAGCAAGATTAAATAAATAATAAAAACAATTTTCTAAATTACCAAAAATGGCAACAACTACATCAATTACTACTACTTACGCAGGAGAGTTCGCAGGTGAATATATCGCTGCTGCTCTACTCGAAGGTTCTACTATCGCTAACGGTGGTATTACTGTAAAACCAAACGTAAAGTTAAAAGAGGTGATCAAAAAAGTAGCTACTGACGATATCGTTAAGGACGCAACTTGTGATTTTGACCCTACTTCAACTATTACACTTACTGAAAGAATTCTTCAACCAGAAGAGCAACAAGTTAACCTACAATTATGTAAGAAAGACTTTATCTCTGACTGGGAAGCACTTTCTATGGGCTTTTCTGCTCACAGCGATATGCCTTCTAAATTCTCTGACTTCTTAATTGCACACGTTGCAGCTAAAGTTGCTCAAAGAACTGAAAACTCTATCTGGGCAGGAGACACTTCTACAAACGGACAGTTTGACGGACTATCTACTATCTTGGCTGCTGACGCTGCTCTACCTACTGCAAACGAAGTTGCGGGTACTACAGTTAATGCAGGAAACGTAATCACTGAATTAGGTAAAATCGTAGATGCGGTTCCTTCTGCTCTTTACGGTGCTGAAGACTTAAGCATCTATGTATCTCAAAACATTGCTAGAGCTTACGTAAGAGCTTTAGGTGGATTTGGTTCTAGCGGACTAGGTGCAGCCGGTACAAATGCAATGGGAACTCAATGGTGGAATAACGGTTCATTATCTTTTGACGGAGTGAAAATCTTTGTTGCTAATGGACTGGCTTCTGATACTGCTATTGCTGCTGAAAAGTCTAACTTATTCTTTGGCACTGGTCTATTATCTGACCATAACGAAGTTAAAGTCATTGATATGGCTGATCTTGACGGTTCTCAGAACGTAAGAGTCGTAATGAGATTTACTGCAGGTGTACAGTATGGTATTGTTGATGACATCGTAACTTACGGTATCACTAACTCTGCTAACTAAGAATAATAATTAATTAACTAAAAAGGGTGGGTAAGCCGAAAAGCCTACCTACCCTTTTTTAATACCTTATAATATGGCTTGTGATTTAACTAAAGGTAGAAAAGAACCCTGTAAAGACGTAGTTGGAGGACTGAACGCAATATACTTTATTGACTATGGTGATTTAGGTACAGTTACAGAAACTGATGACGAGATTACAGATTTGTCTGGGACTTTTACTGCTTACAAATATGAATTGAAAGGTAATAGTAGCTTTGAGCAAACTATTACTGCTTCAAGAGAGAATGGTACAACATTCTTTGAGCAAACGCTAAACCTAACTCTTAAGAAACTTTCTAAAGAAGATCATAAAGAGATTAAGTTATTAGCTTACGGAAGACCTCACGTTGCTGTTGAAGACTATAATGGAAATGTATTCATTATGGGTCTTGAGCACGGAGCTGATGTGTCTGGAGGAACAATCGTAACTGGTGCTGCTATGGGAGATTTATCAGGATACACACTTACTTTAAGTGGTATGGAAGTAAAACCTGCTAACTTTGTTTCTTCACCTACTGCTGCTGATCCATTCGCAGGAATGAGTTCTGCAACAGCTACTATTACTGAGGGAACTAACTCTTAATAGTATTCATTTGATAACTAAAGGGGTTACAGAGATGTAACCCTTTTTTTTTTGAACAGAAATCAAGTTATTTAGTTATACTTATATGATAAGGTTATTACCAAGTACAGGCACTCAGACCATAAGTATTGTTCCTAGAGAATATACTGAGGCTAGTGATTTAGAATTATCAATTAGGGAAGACGGTACTAGAAAGAAAGAAACATTAGAGGCCTTAACGTCTACTATAAACGGTAACTTTTTAGACATAGAATGTACTTTTAGTATTCTATCTGAGGAAAGTTCTTATTCTATAGAAATCAAGCAAGGTGATACTTTACTTTATAGAGACAAGGTTTATTGCACTTCTAAAACGGATACTACAATATCACATACTTTAAATACTGATGAATATAATCAGCACGATTCCGAAACCGAAGAGCAACAATATATAATAATATGAGTCGAAAAAATATTAGATCAGCTAGAAAAATACAAGCCCCTAAGGAGGTTAAAAACAGTATGAGGGTTTTGAACTTATCTGGCTATGAAATCCCAAGCATCAAGGAGAACACTAGAAATGATTGGGTTGAGTACGGTGACAATAATGATTATTTCGCTGAACTTATAGAGAGATATTTAGGTAGTCCTACAAACTCAAGATGTATCAATGGTATTGTTGATATGGTTTATGGTAGAGGACTAAACGCAACAGACTCAACAGAGAAGCCTGAAATGTTCGGCAAGATGCAAAGTGTTCTTAGATCGAGTGACGTAAAGAAGATGGTTAATGACCTTAAGATGTTAGGTCAAGCTGCTATCCAGGTTGTATATAAAACTGGTAAAAAAGAAATTGCAGGTCTTTATCATTTCCCTATGGAAACATTAAGGGCTGAGAAGGCTAAAGATGGTAAAGTAAAAGGTTATTATTATCACCCTGATTGGGCCAATATAAAGCCCTCTGACAAGCCTAAAAGAATACCTTCATACAAGAACGGTAGTAGGTCAGAGAAGATTGAAATATACTGCGTTAAACCGTACAGAGCAGGGTTCTATTATTATTCCCCTGTAGATTATCAAGGATGTTTACAGTATTGTTCTTTAGAGGAAGAGGTGTCAAACTATCACCTAAACAATATTAAGAATGGATTACAACCTTCTTTGTTATTGAACTTTAATAATGGTATTCCTTCTGATGAGATTCAAGAAAGAATCGAAAGAAAGATATATGATAAATTCAGTGGGTCTTCTAATGCAGGTAGATTTATACTAGCATTTAATGAAAGTTCAGAGGATCAGTCTACGGTTGAACCTATACACTTACCGGATGCTCACGCTCAATATGAGTTCTTAGCTAAAGAAAGTAGAGAGAAGATTATGATAGGCCACGGTGTTGTTTCACCTATTCTATTGGGTATAAAAGATAATACTGGATTTGGTAATAATGCTGAAGAACTTAGAACTGCTTCTATCCTTATGGATAATATTGTTATTAGACCATTCCAAACTTTACTTATTGATGCATTCAAAGAATTACTTTCCTTCAACGGTATAATGCTAGACTTATATTTCACTACTCTTCAACCAATTGAGTTCACAGAGCTTGATAATATTGCAACTAAGATTAAGAGAGAAGAGGAGACTGGTGAGAAGTTATCTAGTCAAAAAATAGATGAAGAGGAGGAGTTATTAAACATAGAGGTTGAAGAAGAGATAATAGAACCTAACGAGGAAGAATAATATGAAAGCATTATTTATAACATTAAAAGAACTAAAGAGAAAATCAATATTTGACGGTAATCTCGATGCTGATAAATTAATTCAATTTGTTGAGGTGGCCCAGGATACTGAGATACAACAGTTCTTAGGTACTAAACTTTATGAAAAATTACAGACGGAAATTATAGGTGATACCCTATCTGGTAACTACGAAACATTAGTAAATGAATATATTAAGCCAATGCTTATTTGGTATACTCAAGCGACTTATATTCCTTATGCAGCATATCAAATATCTAATGGGGGAATATATAAACATAATTCAGAGAATGCTACATCTGTAGATGAATCTGAGATTAGGACTTTAGCTGCTCACGCAACGGAAACTGCTGAGTTCTATACGCAAAGATTTATGGATCATATGAACTACAATAGTTCTTTATACCCTGAATATGTAAGTAATCAAAATGATGGGATGTATCCGGAGAGAGATGTAAACTTTACTGGGTGGGTTTTATGATAAAGGAAGTGAAGAAGGTTTATAAGCCAAAAAAAGAAAACGAAATTAAATTAAATAGTTATTTAAAAAAGAGAGATGGCGAATCAAATAAATTGGGGAAAGGTATATTGTGATATGGAGACCAACGATGCCTTCGGTGTCGATGAACAATGGTCAACATTTGCAATCAACGATTTATCTACTCCCACTTGTTGGGGACTTGTTCCAGTAACACCGTTTACAGCAGATATGGTTAGCTATTTTGGAGGTAATATAACAACAGATACAACACAATTTACAGCAGATAAAACACAATTATAAATAAAATAAAATGGCACAACAACTAATTGGAATTGGGACAACAGCTAATGATGGTACTGGAGACCCGTTAAGAAGTGCGTTTGATAAATCTAATGACAACTTTACGGAGCTATATGGAAAGCCTGATTTATCTTTAGCTACTAATACGCTAACGCTAACAAAACCTGATGGTACTACAGATACTGTAGATCTAGCTCCTTATTTAGACGATACTGCAATAGTGAGTGCTTCAATCGATGGGTCAGGCATTGTAACTTTTGTAAATAGTGATACGTCTACTTTTACTCTTGATTTGTCTAGTCTGTTAGATGACACTAATTTAATCACTAGTGTAGATGGTGGTACAGGATTAGAAGTTGATACTACTACTGGAGATGTTACGGTAAGCATTTCTGATGGTGGTGTAGATACTTTGCAATTAGCAGATGATGGAGTTACTTATGATAAAATGGCGGAGGAATTTACTACTGCTGCTGTTATTTCTGCAAGTGATGTAGACTTTAGTTCTGCTGCGGTATTTACAAAAACAATATCAGGTAACACTACACTTACATTTTCAAGCGTAGAAACAGGAATGGTTAAGGATTTAGTCATTACAGGTGCTTATACTTTAGCACTACCTGCTTCGGTTAAGACAATCACAGGAACGTATGATGGTTCAGTAGGAAACCTAATTCAAATAGTATCAACTAATGGCTCAACAGAACAATGGGCAACAATCTCTCAAGAAGCATAATTATGGGAAAGAAAGCAATAAATAGAAACGGTGTAATAAAGGTTTACGAAGGTGTACCTAAAACCTTATACTCTTCAACAGGA